TCCGAAGACGTCGCGCCCGGCGTTGCCTTCAGCTCCCCACCATCCGGTGATCACAGGCGTTCGGATTCTGGCGTGCTCCTCGAACTCGTCGGCAACCGTTGCGAGCGGGATGCCGAGGATCTTGTTGATCACGTCTGCGGCAGGGTTCGTCTTGAATGCCTTCACGTAGGTGAAGACGGGGAGGACCGCGGACAGGATGTTGAACTGCGCCGAGGGCTTTGCTCCCTTCAGCTTTGCCGCCAACTGCTCCGCTGCATAGCTCATCTCTTCTCCCTTACGACGGACCGCCGGGCCCACTCCCGGGCGGCATGAACGAACGCACTCCTTCCTTCTTCCGCTTCTCCTCCCGCTCCGCGGAGCGGTCCAGCGACAGCACGTAGTTACGCGCCGCCTCCATGTCGGAGCGCAGTGCTCGTATGCAGTGCACGAATCCGCGCACGTAGTCCTTCGTCATCTCCGGGTCGTCGACTGATGCAGCGAGCACGCGCAGCTCGTAGCCCTCGAGAATCTCGAGCATCCGCTGGAATGCGGACGTCTTCATCGCCTCGCCGAGTTCGATGGCGACTTCCTCGCTCTCCAGTACGCGCTCCTGCTGGCTCACCCAACCATCTCCCCGGGCGGCGGAACCGCCCCCATCGGACTGCTCTCAACGTCTTCTGGACCCGGAGTCGGAGGCATGCTTGCGTCTGACAGCGGGGGCGGAGCGCCTTCCTGCGGCGGGCCGGGCGGAGGTGGGCCACCGGGACCGCCACCTTCTCCGGGAGGCGGGCCCTGCTGTGCAGCCTGTTGCTTGATGAAGTTGGCTTCAGCCATCTTGATGTCGGACTCCGGGATGATCTCCTCGCCTCCCTTCAGGCCCATGTCTTCGTAGATCCGCTTCGCGAGCCTCATGCTTCGGTGCGGAGGGAGAAGACCACCGAAGGTATTCGCGAACGTCATCTCCTGCTGGACGAGCATGTCCCTGTTCAGGCTGCGCGTCGGCCCGCGGAAGCGGATGTCGTAGTCCATCGCCCGGAGCAGGTCTTCGTTCGCCAGCCCCGAAGCGATTCCGCGAGCTTCGCGCTGATCCTGATCCGTGAACTGATACCAGAGGAACAGGGCTTGCTTCGCGAACGGAACGCTCTCTTCCTCGAAGCGCATCGCATCCTGCTTGATGCGCGAGAGAGACTGCGAGTAGCGGCGCTCCGACTCAGTGGCAGACACGCGCCCCACCGTCGCCGCATTCCCGCGGAGCTGTCCCGGGGTAGAGTTCGTCTCGTCGATGTCGGCCTTCAGGCTCTGGAACACCTGCCACGAGTCAGAGAGCGGCATCGACTTCATGACCGGAGAGATCGCATCCGGCCGGGGGAGATCCCACATCGCTCCGGGCTTGATCGCGAACTGCGAGATCGGAAGCCCGAACGCGTTCACCTTCGCGAAGATCGGGATGGTCTGGAGCGTGGTCGCGTCGAGGAGCAGGTTGCGGTGAGCGTTCAGCTCGTAGTAGAGCCGCTCCGGCTGCTGGATCTCGGAGATCCCGTGGAAGTACCCCCCGACAGGAACGTTGCGGCTGTGGATGAGCGGGATCTTCCCGTGCCCGTAGGGCATCTTGAAGTCGCGGTTGATCACGACCTTCCGGTTCAGCACAACGACATAGGGGATCTCGTCGCCCGGGAAGTAGCACTCCCACACCTCATGGGCGTTCTTGTAGTAGGGGTCGACTCCGACCGTTCCAGTGCTGCTGATCTTCAGAACGGACGCGATCTCTCGGTCCTGACTCTGGAACTTGTTCGATGAGCTTCCCCTTGCGCGGATCCCTTCGGCCACCGCCTTCTCGTCGAAGAGCTTGCCCGGCCCAGTGTGCTGCTTCAGCCACTTCTCGGTCTGCATAGAAACGATGACGAAGAGCGGCTGCTTCTGGATGTCGTCGACCATCGGATCGTACCGACAGTCGAAGAGCGACACCCTCTCCATCTTTGGGCCGGCGAAGGTGCGAGTCTTCACAGACTGCTCGAACGGATTCGGGGGCACCGGGATTCCGTAGTCCCTGATGCCATCCATCCACGCGTTGAACTGCTGCATCTCATCCGGGGCCGGCGGGGGCGGGAAGCCCATACGCAGAGCCTCCGAGACGCACATCGCGAGCTTCGACTGGTACGCGGCGATGTCGCTGGGCAGCGGAGACACGTTGACGTCCGTGAACTCCTGACGGAAGGCGAGACGGTAGAGGGCCGTTCCCTGTACGTAGCGCTCCCTGATGTGGCTGTCCATGAAGTAGCGCCACTGGTTCAGGTCGAGAGTGACGGCGAGCAGAGACTCCGCCCCTCGTGCGATGTCCTCGTCGTCCGATCCCACCGGACCGCACTGCATAGGCGGGTCGCTCGAGTTGAGGATGTCCATCAGCGCCGAGACTCGCGCCTCGATTCCCGAGTAGGGGTACGGAACGTGGATCGCAGCCCGCCAGTCCTCGTCGGGCCCACGATGATCCTCGATGTCCGCGAGGTAGAGCCTCCACCAGCGAACCATGCACTCGAACGGCTCCTGAAGCACGGTTCGCAGGTAGTTCTCGCGCTCCTCGAGATCGCGGATGAAGCGGTCGTGCTCCGCGGTTCCGACAGCGAGCTTGTTCGTTCCCTTCGGCTCTGCGGTCGGATCCTCGGGCTGCGCCACGTAGGTCGCCATCCTAGCCCCCGTAGTAGTTGAAGCCGCCGCTCGGGCCGGCATAGGGCGATCCGCCGCTCCGCACAGCCTGAGCCTGTTCGCTCCCGGCGAGCAGTGACGCGAAAGCCTGAAGCGCCTTCGGGTTCTTCAGCAGGGAGCTGATCCCCGGCTTCCGCGGCTTGTCGAAGCCAGTGAAGTCCAGCACGGGCTTGTTCTGCCCGATCGGACGTGCAGACGGAAGAGTGGCCGGAATCATTCCGGCGTCGATCGGTCGACTGGGGAGCTGGATCATCGCTTGCCTCCCTTCAGCTTCTTCGCGGCCTTCGACGCGTACTCCTTGTTCGACGCCGCACGGGCCTTCTCGGACAGCATGATCGCGATCGCCTGTTTGCGGCTCTTGACCTTACCGCCGCCGCTGCTCTTCAGCGATCCCCGCTTGAACTTCGACATGACCTCGTCCCACGGCATGCCTCACCTCCCCGTCTTGAAGATGCGGTTCAGCTCGGAGAAGGCGGGCCCGTAGGGGTTCGTCTTCTTCGCGTTCAGGCTCGCCGCCTGAAGCTCGGAGTCGAAGATCTCGTCCTCCTGCCCTTCGAGGACGGACTCGCCCTCCGAGTTCTGCTTCGGAGTCTCGACCCCCGGAACCTTCATCGCATCCTCCCCCCGGGCATGAGCATCTGCTGACCGGCCATGCGCCGAGCGAGCCAGCGGTTCCGCTGGTTCTCCGGCCTGATCGGGCTGGGGCCGTAGGGGCTCGCGCCAGCTCCGGGCTGGGGAGTCCTCGCGACGGTCGCCTCGGGAGCCGCCGCATAGCCACCCTGCCCAGTCGTCGAGACATCCCCTCCGAAGGGGCCTCTCCCCCTCGCCCCGAGCGCCGACTGGACGTCGGGCCGCTCCATGAACCTGTCGAAGAATGCCGGCATAGCTACCTCCTACCTGTACGTTGGAACAGCACGAAACGTAGTGTACTCCCGAGCGTCCTTCGCGAGATCACGCCCGCTTCTCCGGCGGTTTTCCTTGATGTTCCGCTTCCGTTCCTTTCGGCGTTTCGACAGCGTCCCCTCTCCACCCTTCACGACGCCTTCGATGTACTGGGGGATGGTCGTCTCGCCGCGCATGACGTCGAGCGTACGGCCAACGAGTCCCGGAGTCGGTGGGACGGCGATCTCCTTCTTCGGGTACGGGGATTCCTGACCCATCAGCTCCTGACGAAGCTGGTAGCTGTACGCAGAGGGGCCGAACATCAAGCCAGCCCCCGCCGCGAGCCCTCGCGCTGCATACTCTCCACGGCTCATCGTGGACGGGCGGCTCCTTCCGCGAGCGCCCTCGAGAGCGGTCCCGGCAGCCTCGAAGACGCGGGAGACTGGGCCGGCGACTGCGGACTGGAGCGATGCGGCATCCCCAGCACGCTCGACGCGGGATCCGAGGCTGAGAGCCATCGGAGTCGGGACCGCACGGTAGAGATCCTGCATGACCCCGAAGACGAGCCCCTCGACGCTGTCTCTCTTGATGCGCTTGTTCCCGAGCACTCGCTGGATCTTGTCGGTCAGATCGCCTTCCAGCTCTTCGCCCTCGTAGCCGTAGCCGGCGAGTATCGACCGGGCCGCGGCGGACACCGCACCGAGGAACAGGTATGCGGGAAGGCCGCTGGCAATGAACCTCGCAGGGTTCGCCTTGAACGCCTTCGCCATGTTCTTCGCCTGACGGTACTTGAAAGGCATGAACATCGTGGCGAGACGTCCGGGAGCAGTGGACGCGAACGCCGGAAGATCCCCGGCTCTGGCACGCTGCTGCGTGAACTCGGTGATCCTCCGGGCGTACTGGTCTACGACGCCTTCGGCCCCGGGAGACATCTGGCCGTAGCTCGCAGCAGCCGCGATGTCCTGCGGCGTGAGAGCAAGCAGAGTGGCAGGATCGACTCCGGCACCCTTCAGCAGAGCGAGAGTCCCGGCGTCATTCTTCCTTACGCTCTCGATCGTGCGAGGGAGCGATTGCCGTGCGGCGGAGTCGGCAATGATGCGGTTCGCCCGGTCGACCTCCTGCATAGCTCCCATCCACGGAAGCTCTCGGTAGAACTTGGCTGTCCTGCTCAGGATGTTCCCGGCACCAGCCGGCTCCTGAGAAAGCGAAGCCTCTTCGGCGAATCCGCGCCCCTTCGCTGCGCCGCGAGACGGGATCGACCCGGCTCGGACGGCAGCCGCCTCTGCCGCGCCTCGGTTCTGGGCGAGAGCAGAGAGCCCCTGCGTTGCCGGGCCGAGCCCGAGCGTAGCCGCGGTGTCGGCGGCAGACAGTGGCTGCTGGAGGAAGCTGAGTGCGAGCGAAGTCGACGCCACGATGTCGGTAACGTCCTGAAGGGCGCGACCCATGCCGGTCTGGTCGATCGGCTGCTCGATTCCAAGCTCCTTCTCCAGAGCGAGCCTGAGACGTGTGGCCGACTCCTCGTTGCCGAGCGCCGCCTCCGCCCATGCGCTCTTCCAGTCGCCGAAGCGCTCCCTCGTCTTGCCCTGAGCGTTCGGCCCTCCGAGCTTAGGGGAATCGAATGCAGCCGCCTGAGCGATGGAGCGAGAGGCACCGGACAGGTACTGGTAGAGCACCTCGGGATCGGTTCGGTACGCAGCCATCATCCCGGTTCTGTGCTTCTCGAGGTTCGGGTTCAGGCCACCGTAGGGGCCCTTTCCGGTCGGGAACATGAGAGCTGCGGCGGCATACCCGGATGCGCGAGGATCGTTCGGGCCAGTGATCCCTGCCGCTTGCATCTTCGTCTGGTGGGTCGGATCGTTCCAGAAGTCGACGGCAGCCTTCTTCGCACGCTGCGCGAGATCGGGCCTCGTCGCGAGGATGCGGGGGAAGTAGTCTGCGAGGTAGCCCGTCGTCCGCTCATTCTGCTGCGCGAGCTGCGATACCTCGTCGAGAGCGGTGCGGATCTCCTGTGCAGCCTGAACGGTCGCTGGACTTGCGGGACGCTGCTTGCCTTCGAGCAGATCCGCGATCGCCCCGCGCTCGTTCTCTGGCACCTTGGCGAGCGCGTTGTCGACTACAGCGTGCCACCTTCCGCGCAGACCCTCGCGGAAGTCGCGATACCTCTCCACGGAGTCTGCGATCCGCTCTCCAGCCGGGCCGAGATCGCGAGTCGCCTCCAAGGCGGAGCGGGGCCCAGTCGTCAGGAGCCTTCCGACCTTCCTTCCGATTCCGCCAGCTCCGGCAGCCTGTGCAGCGCCAGCTCCAGCACCAAGAGCCCGAGCGGCGGCGCTACCGATGCCCTTCAGGTTCTCCCAGCTCTGCTGGAGCCCCATGAAGTCAGCGGTAGCGCCTTCAGCTTTTGGGGGCTTTTGTGCCGCGTCTCGTCGTGCGAGCCTTTGCAGCAGAGCCTGTGCGTACGGAGCGGAGATCACGTCGCTGATCGCCATCCCGGGGAGCTGCTCGGCCGGCACTCCAGTCATCGCCTCGACGGACTTGTACAGCTTCGCGGTGTAGTCGCTGATCTGGTCTTGGATCTCAAATCGGCCCCCGAGTTCCGCCGCTACGCTGAGTGCGCGAAGCAGATCCGCCCCTGCGGCGAATCCGCCGCGGACTTCACGCGGGGATCCGATCGAACTTACGACTCCGTCCGGAGTGATCTCTGCCGTGAAGTTCGGAGTCGAGATCATCGCGCCGAGGAACTCGCCACGCTGTCCGGCATCCGGAATGTTCTCGTTGATCCACTGCGTGAACGCAGCCCTGTGGGCGTTCATGCGCGAGCGGCCCGGAGGATGCTGGAAGATCGACTGCACGAGCGGATCCTCCGGGTTCTCGGCGAGGAACTCGTCGAAGGCGTCCTGCACAGTCGGGTCTTCCTCGGGGGGAACGTCGACGTCCGGATCGCCCTCCGTCTCGACGAGCACTCGGATATTGCCCGGCCTCCGCTCGACGGTCGTCACGCCTCCACGAGTGCCCGGCATGCCCGGGAACTGCTCGGCTTGGTCGATGACGGTGTGCACGTCGCGGAAGATGCGGTCGCCGAAGCCCTCCGCAGTCCCTTCCTGAAGCGTGCCGCCCTTTGCCGTGTCCTTCGCGGTCTTCAGCTCTTTCCGACGCGCTCGAACCTCGTTCAGCACGTCAGCGGCTGCCTTCACAGCCCGGCGGTCGAGGATCTGCTGGACGATTCCGACACCGAACGGGTCGGCCATCATGGTCGTGCCCGAGAGTCGATCGGCTGCGTCCTTGCCCTTCATCAGAACCGTGGCCTCTTCTGTCGTGATCCCGAGCATCGAGGCAAGGTCGCCAGCGTTGTTCGCAGTCCCAACGACGTCGCGAAGCATCGAGAGCAGCTCGCCCTCATCGGGCTCGACGGCCTCGACTCCGGCCTGTTCGCGAGCGCGAGCGGCAGCAGCAGCCTCATCGGCCGCACGCTTGGCCTGTACTCGAGCCTGTGCAGCCTTCAGGTCAGCAACGGTCCTCGGCCGAGCGGCCGGCGTAGCCGGAGCGGCAGCCGGCGGCGCTGCCTTGCCCTTCTTCCTCCCCTTCGCCTTGGGAACCTTGGCCTGTGCAGCGGCAGCGGCAGCTTCGGCGCGGAGACGGGCATCGGTTCCGGGCTCAAGTACAGCCGGGGACGGCTTCCCGGTCCCGACATTCCGTCGAGCGCCACGTGCCGCACTCGGAGCGCCGCGGTAGAGCTGGCGAGCCTGTTCCCGCTCCAGCCTGAGCGTCTCAGACGGGGTCGTCCCCTCGGTGATTCTCGGCTGGACGGCCCCCTCGAAGCGGGACTGCATGAGCTGTGCAGCAGACTGCGCCGCAGCGGCATCCGTGAAGGGCCCGGCGATGGCGCGACGGCCGGGGGTCGGGACTCCGGCCCTCCCCTCCAGCTCGGCCTTCGTGATGTCGGGCTCGGCCGTCGTCATCACGTAGAACTGGCCGTCCGGACCGCGGGTGACGGTGTAGGGAGACGCTCCGGGCTGCGCCACCTGACCAACCCGTGACTCGGCCAGCCTCCGCTGCTCGTACTGGCGAGCCTGTTCGGCCAGAGCCGCCTTCGAGAGCGGAGAACGCTGGATGTCGGCGAGGCCGCGGGCGGCGATCGGGTCGCCGGCCGCAGTTTGCCCCTGAGCGTAAGCTCTGCGGAGGTCGGCGAGGTCCGCCCCGTCTCCGGTCGCTCGGAACTGCGCCGTGAGCCCAGAGAATGAGCCCGGCCCGAGCATCTGATCGACCCACGTCGCGAAGTCGGGCTGCTGGAGGGCCGGCGCGAGCCCCGGAATCGCCTCTGGAGCAGCCGGAGCTGCCCCGGTAGGGGCAGGGGTCGTCCCGGGCGGCTGCGTGCGCCCTGCGCGACCCCTGCGCGGCCTTGCCGGGGCTCCCGGAGGTGCCGCGGCGGTCGCCAGAGCCGCCTGACCGGCCAGATCCGCTGCCGTCTGGGGTCCAGCGGGGGCCGGAGCGGGCTGCCGGGGGGTAAGGAGCCCCTGCGCCTCGAGGAAAGCGACCTCGTCGGGGTCCAAAGCCGCACGAATTGCGTCGTCAGCCTCGGCCCGGTTCGCGGCGAATCCGGTTTCCATCGCCGTGCCGCCCGCCGCCGGCCGCGGAGCGACCGGAACGGGGGCCGCGGGGCTCCCGAACGGCGCGGCCGGGCTCCCCGGCTCTGGCGGAGCGGCGGCAGCGGCCTCCGCGGGGGCTTCCTGCTCGGCCCGGACCCTCTCCACGATGGACTGGGCGATCGCAGCAGCCCTTTCCGTGGGCGGAACGGTGGGATTGGTGCGTGCGGATGGATTCTCGGCCCCTCTCCCGGCGTTGAGAGCGGCCTCGAAGGCGGGCCCATAGATCCCGCCCACGATCCCCGAGACAGCAAGCTCCTCGGCGGTCGGCGCTCGACCCTCGAGCCCAGCCTGAACCCCGGCCTCCGACATCTCCTGCACAGCCTCGCGGGCCCCGCCGACGACACCGCGGGCGGCGGCAGGTGCCACCCTTCCCAGAGGTGCCGCGACACGACTCAGGCCGCGCTCGACAGCGCCCAGCGGGATCTTTGACGCGATCCCGACAGTCGCGCCTTCGAGGAGCGCCTGACGCGGGTCGACCGCCTCGCCCGGCTTGTTGAGGAGCGCCTGACCGGCGATGTTTCCAGCCCCGGCTCCGATGCCGGCGGCGAGCGCTCCGCCACCCGTGAGGTAGGTCGCCGCAGCCATGACGGCAGCCTGAACCGCCATCTTCGCGGCATTTCTGGCCGTGAGCGCCTCGTCGATCTGGAGTGCGATCCGCTCGCTGACTGGAGCCGCGAGCAGGTGTTGCCCGGTAGCCCGCTGCTGGTCGAGGTTGGCAGACTGACGCTCGACAGCCTGAGTCGCTGCCGCGACAGCTTCCTCCTGCGTCTTCCCGGCGCGAAGTTGGTTCATCGCGACCGCTGTCGCGAGAGACTTCAAGCCTTCCGTCTCCTTCTGGAGCGCCCGGTACTGTGTCAGCTCCTCCGGAGTCATCGTGTCGTCGGCGCGTACCACGCCGGGCATCTGCGACATCCCGGGCAGGAGAGCGCCAGCCCTCTGCGGAGTCGGAGCAGCGGGCTGCACAGCTCCGACACGAGACTGAGCCGCGATGTCCTGAGCGGGCCGCAGATCCTCCGGGCTGACCCTCATCCCCAGAGCGCCGGCGACAGTGGAAAGGCCGCGGTCGTACCAGCTTTCCTCGGCCGGCTTCGCCACCGGGGGCTGTGGACGTGGAGCCTGTGCAGCGGGCCTCGAGGGGGGCCGATAGAGCCCGGGGTACTCCCGGCTCGGATGCGACCATGCTTCGGCCGCGATGGCGTTCCGCGTTTCGTCGTCGAGCCCAAACGGCTGGGACGACTTCCACTCCGGCTCTCCAGCACGCGTCACGCCCGGGATGACTTGGCGACCCTTGTTCGCGCCGCCGCCGTAGCCGCGGATCTGAGACTTGATCGTTTCCTTGACTGCACGCTGCTCTCTGTCGTCGAGATCCTCGAGCCCGGACGAGGCTCGCCATCCAAGGTACTCGTCGAGAACGCCCTGAGCGTGCGACTCGAGAGCCGCGGCATTCACTCCACCGCCGGCTCCGGACCATGCCGACTCTGCCTCCTTCACGGCTGCTCTGGACGCCTTCACCGAGTCGGTCCAGAGCTTGTTCTCGTAGACCTGCTCGGGCGTCCTCGGCTGCGGGAACGGAGGAGCGTCGGGACGGGGCTGACGTGCCGGCTGTGCGGCCTGACGTGGAGCCGGAGCAGCAGACGCCTCGCGGAGCTGTGCAGCCGTCCGCGGCTGTGTAGTCGGCTGCATTGTGCGTTGCACAGGTTCCTGCACAGCAGGAGGCTGAACGATTTCTTGCGGACGGCCCTGCCTGAGCTGGCGCTCTTCCATCGTGGTCAGGAAGGTCCGCTCGTCCGTGATGGGGATGTCGGCGTAGCGGGCAGCATTCGCCGTCCCGTACCGCGGGTCAGCGAACTCGTCGACGACGTCATAGACCGGAACCCGCTTCATCTGGACGCCAAGCGGGGGCTCCGGCAGTGGAGCCTGAACAGCAGCAGACGGGTCCAAGCCCTGCCGCGCCGCGGACATCCTGTTCCGGGCGTTTGTCACTTCCGCTGCACGGCGAGTCTGCTCGAACTTCCGAGTCTCCAGCTCCAGACGGCGAGCTTCCTTCACCGCAGCGTCACGGGCCTTCTCTTGATCGGTCCTGAAGCCGCCTTCGAGCTTCTCCTTCTCCTTCGTCTCCTGCTCGAATCGCTGCTGCGCCTCCTCCTCCGCCTTCTTTGCAGCAGCGGCTTCGAGCCGCTTCTTGTCCCACTGCTTGACGGCGTAGTCCGTGAAGCCGAACACGCCCTCCGGGGAACGGCGCAGCTTCTGGTCGGGGAGCGTCGACTCCCACTCCTGCCGGTAGCGGGTCAGCTCCTCCTCGGGGATGTGCTTCGTGTTCTGACGCTGGTAGACCTCGGCCTGACGCTTCTCGCGGTCCTGCTCGCTCTTTCGAGCGATGAGAGCCTTGCCGAGAGCTGCGAATCCCTCCATGAAGTCGGACCCGGCATCAGACCCGCCTCCGCCGCCACGACCGTAGTAGGAGAAGTCGCCGCCTCCGCCGCCCGAACCGTAGTCGTAGCCCCACCCCGAGACGCGCCGGGCCATGCTGTCCTCCTACGCCATGCCGCCGTAGTACGCTGCCGCACCAGACGCAGCGCCGCCGGCCGCGCTGCCAAGGTAGTCGAAGAAGCCCGGCCCCTTCAGCTTCGGAAGAGGGGCCGCATGAGGGTTGAGCCCGCTGAGTGTCGCCGTGTTCCTGTAGACCCACGGATCCGCCCCGATCGCGGCCAGCTCCGGAGAGCGGTACGCGCCCGTTCTCGGGTCACGACCGAAGTTCCCCCACATGCCGCGGGCGAACAGGTTGCCCATCGTCTTCCGCTGCTCCGCACCATGCAGCTCGGGCAGGTCGCGAAGCTGCCAGTTCAGAGACTCGCGCTTCCGCCTGTCCTCCGCCATGAGAGCAGCGTTCTTCGCCTCGCGGCTCGCGCCGCGCTGCTTCATGAGTCCGCCGAGCGCTCCGGCTCCGGCGAGTGCGATGAGAGGCCACGCCATGTCGTCCTCCTATGCCATCCCCCCGAACTCCATGAGGTACGGGATCATGGACTCGGGGACTTCACCGAAACCGGGGATCTCGATGATCCGCTCGTAGCCACCAGCCGCAGCAGAGGCGGCGCGAGCTTGCATCTCTCGGCGCATCTGCTCGGCCTCCCACTGCTTCGCCGCGTTGAACTCGCGACGGCCCGACTCGTCCGACTGCCACGGCACACCGCTCTCGAGTCTCCCGGATGCGGCCTGTTCTCCGAACTGCATAGACTCGGCCTGAGCCTGATCGAGAGCGGAGAGTCTCGCCTGACTCGCTGCGCGGCGGATGTCTGCGGCAGATCCGGCTTCTCCTCCGCTTCCGGTCATGCCGCGCATGGCGTACATGTCGGCGTTCTCAGCGAGCTGCTGCTCGCGAGCCGCCTGACCGGCCCGCAGGGCAGTGTTCTCTCTGGCTTGGTACATCTTCGCGGCGAGTGCGGCCGGGTCCGCGCCTTCGATGTTCAGTCGGGCCCGCTCCATCGCCGTCTTCGACAGATCGGTCTGCTCGGCCTCGCTGAACTTGAGCGCGTTCGCGGCAGCCGAGATCCCTCCGGCACCAGTGGGTCGACCGCTGTTGGCGTAGTAGTACCCCCACCCCGAGCCGGGCTGTGCGCCACCCGTCTCTCCGAGGTAGCCGGGGGTGTAGCCCTGCCACGGCGATCCGCCTCCACCGCCGCCGGAATCCGCGGAGAAGGTGGGGTTGCGGGGAGCGCCCTGCGGCTGCTGATGAACGCCCGGAGGGCCGTAAGGGTTCGCGCCAGACGAGCGCCCAGTGCGGGCGTTCTGCTCGTCCTGATCTTCCCACGGCGATGCGAAAGCCATCACTCCTCCTTACTGCTGCTCGAGAACCAACTGGATCCGACCGCTCATCGCCACGTTGTTCGCGCTCGCGCCGAACGCCCGCATGAAGATGTCGTGCTTCTCGGGCACGGCTCGCATGAAGCCGTCCAACTGGATCGAGTTCGTCCCGCCGCCCTGAAGCGTGACGTCACCCGTGAGCAGCACGCAGCCATCGGAGATCCCGACGTTCCTGACGCCGACCGAGACGTCACAGAAGTCGGCCGCGCCGCGCCTGACGTTGAACACCGCGCTCTCGACGTAGGCTTTGTAACCGGCCGGGACTGTGAAGACGCCACCCTTCGAGATGCCCTCATTCGGTTCGATCTGCTGCTGAACTGTCGAACTGACGCCCACCCTGACCTGAATGGTGCCGACGTTCGCCCTGTGGCCTCCGGCCGTGAGCCCAAGAATCCTGTTGACTCGCAGGTACTGGTTCGCGAGCGTGACCCCGGTCAGGCCGTTCATGGTGACGATCTCTGAGATAGGGTTGAATCCAGCGCCGAGCCCGGAGACTTCGGCCGTCCAGAGCCCGATCCCGGCCGGGCTGTCAGCAGCATCGCTGGAGTAGATCGTCCTCACGCCAGCCACGCTCTGATAGGTGTAGAGCCCGCCCCACGGGATCAGGTCTTCGTACTGCCCGGTGTCGATGTCGGGGTTGAAGCCACGGACGTCGACGAACGAGGTGCCGGGGATTCGCCCGTGCTGAAGCTCCCAGTAGAAGCTCGTGGGCGAGTCGATGGATTCGCGGCCGAAGATGTCGGTGATCATGTCCGCTCGATCCCTGAGATCACGTAGTCTCCGCTGTACACTGCATAGCCCTCGATCGTGTCCCCGGCCGACATGGTAACGCGACCTCGCCTCTGGTAGTGCGTCCCGGGGGAGAGCTTAAACCCTACCGGGGAGAGCGATCGAACCGACAGGCTCCCGCTCTTCCGGATGAAAAGCCCGGCCAGACCCGGGGCCGAGCCAGCGACTGTCAGGCCGATGTCCATGACGATTGCGGACGCTCCGGCCGGAACTGTGTAGAGCACTCCCGGAGCAACCGGGAGAAGCCCTTCAGCGAGGATCTTGATCGTGATCACACCTCACCCCCGAGGGCCATCGAGAGGATGATCGACTCCTCGACCGATGAAGCGACCTCCGAGTCGCGAGCTATGCTGGCCGGGATGTCGGAGTCCTGAAGCGCCTGAAACGCTGCCGCGTTGGGAGCTGTGGCGCGATAGACGTGCCCGACAGTCAGGCCGACGACGAAGTGCCGGTCGCCCTGCACGTCGTGCGACTGCGGAACCTGATCGTTCGCGAGCACTCCGGAAAGCCCGGTGACGTTGATCTCGTCGCCTCCTCCGACCTCGTGCTGTATCCGATGGGCGACCAGAGTGGTCTGCTCCGCCTCGGAGGTTTCGCCCTGTGCAGTCGGAGCAATCAAGGCGATGAGCGTGGAGATCCGGGCCACCATCCTGCGCATCGTGGTGTTGAAGGCATCGGCCCCCTGAAGCTCGGGGACAGGGAGCCCTGACCGGGCGAGCTGGTCCGGTGCCTGTGGCGACTGCGGTCGACTCCCGGTCGGAGAGGTTTCTTCCTGCGGGATACTCACAGTGCCCTCTGGTCGTACTCTGGGCGAGCCGTCACCTCGACGGAGATCGACTCGACACGGACCTCATCGCGCCCGACGTGCTCCAGCTCGATCTGGTTCGTCGCTCCGAGCAGTCGGCTGTTCAGGTTGTAGAGCTTCCATCTCCGCGCAGGATCGAGCCATCGCCCGCCCTGCCCGGCCCGAGGGTCGATCGGAAGCTCGCGCATGTTGTCAGTGGTCTGCTGGTCGCGGATCAGCATCGCTCTCAGCCGGCCATAGACGTTCGTGCACAGGAGCCTGAAGCGCCGCACCCACTGTCTCGAGTCCCCCTTGGGGACTGGGATCGCGGCGGTCCTGAGCGTGCACGGGATCGGGATGTCGTACCACGGGCCCATCTCGGTCATCGCGCCCGGACGATCGAAAAGCCCACTGTCGTACTGGTAGATGTGGCCGTCGCCGGTGACGCACACGACTCCGTCGTCGAGATTCCCGCCGGGCAACTCTCGCACCCACCGGATTTCCTTCTGCTGGGCCGGCAGCTTGAGCTGGATCGCCTCGCTCATGAAGTGGCGGAACCGCGACCACGCCTGAGTCTTGTAGTTGTAGCAGAGGATCTCGCGCCACTCGTTGTTCCCCTCGCGCTGCGGGATCGAGGCGAGATACCAGCTCCGTCTCGGGAAGACGGCTGCATAGACCTCCTGCCGACGCTCGAACGGGATGCGTGCCATCGTCTGCTCGAGCTTGATCGGCGTGATCGAGTACGGCGCTCCTCCATCCGAGCGGTAGAAATCGTCCCCGCCGAACCAGATCAGCATGCTCTCGAAGGAGCGCATCGAATGCCCAGCCCAGCAGCCGTGCCGGTCGGAGAAGACCTCGCGGCTGAACTCGTTGGGGCCGGTGTGCAGCATGTAGTAGATCGCTTCGGTCTTCGGCATGATGAGACGATTCTGCCATCCGACCAGAGCCGTGATCGTAGAGCCGTCGTCTGGACCGCAGAGCATGCGGTTGCGGTAGTAGTAGCTCTCTGGCTGCGCCACCTCGGACCAGATGACCTCGCGTCCATCCGAGAGCCACGCCCGCTCTTCCCAGATCTCGAAGAGGTAGACGTTGCCCGGTGGTACGTCGTTGCGGGTTCCGAGCAAAGCGCCCAGCTCGATCTGATCCTTGTGGTCTTCGTAGACTGTGGTGCCGGCCGGAACTGTCGCGAGGTAGTAGTACTCGTCGAACGGATCTGTCGGAGGGGTTCCACCCACACGCAGAGAGCGCCAGATCCTGATTTCGTTCGCCTGAGATCCGGCCGGCGGCTGCGGCAGGTTCGATACCTTCACCCACTTTCCGTCTGCCGAGATGGTCGTCCTGACCGGCTTGCTCCTCCCGCTCTCCGCCCTCGTGATCGAGTTCCTGAACGTCACGACGTACTCGTACGCTCCGATCTTCAGCGGGCCACCATCCTGCGGCCCGAGCAGGAAGCTCGCCGTAGCCGGGGCCGGGATGCCAGCCTGATAGAGCTGAGTGAACGGAGCACGAGTCACACGGAGGCCAGCACCACGCCGGCACATGTAGATCGCATTGTTGTACTGCCGCATCGTCCACGGCTCGTCCGCGGACGCCATCGGAGATCCGTCGAGCTGTCTCCAGCGACCGAGCGGATCGTAACGCCACACGGAGTCTGATGCTCCGCAGATGAAGGTGGCCTGAGCGAAGTCGAGCTGGTTGGTGTCCTGCGTCCGATCGAGCTTCACGTACGTTCGCACGGAATTGATCGGAACCGGACACGGCTCGAGGGTCAGGTACTGCACGCCACCTCGCCTGTGCAGCACCTGACCGTAGGGGAACCAGTTCACAAGCTCCGACAGCTCGTTCTTCCCGATCTGGGTCGGAGGAGCCTCGTTCAGCCCGCCAGACAGGTCGAGATACTCGATGTTGAGGCGATCCGGATTGCGAGCGCCTTCGGGCATCAGTAGCGTCTCCCGAACGGAGATGAGGCTCGGCCGTGGACGCCGTACTGGAGCCCCTGAACCGTGATCGCTGGCTGCTCGGCGTTCTCCTTCTTGTAGTACGAGGAGAGGTCGCCAAGCAGATCCTGAATCTCCGCGAGCTGCTGCTTCCCAGCTTCACCGACCTGCGGAACTGCATAGCGCTCCGCAGACACGACGATCGCCATGTGGAGATCCTGCGGAATGGCGGGGATGTCTCCGCCGTCGATCATCGAGAGCGCGGCGCAGTGCTGGAGAACGAGCCCTCCGACGATGTCGGCTGGGGGGTCGAACGTGAGGTTGAGCCACATGCCGTCCATGAAGTAGCCCGTCTTGCCGCGGTTGGGCTCGACGTGCTGGAGCTTCGTGGGGCGAGGCCACGTCGGGTCGATCGTTGGCGCGGTCGGATCTCCGTACCAGACCTCGATCTCGAACAGCATGTCCTCGGGGCACGGGTAGCGCACGATTCCCTTCACGATGTCGGCGTAGTCCCAGACGACGTTGATCCTCCGGTTGATCGCGAGCAGCTTCTTCGCGACGTAGCGAGCGCCTTCGTTCAGCAGCGGGATCAGGTCTTCGTCGTCACGGAAGGCATCCTGCACACCGCGCTCGTTGAGCCTCGCCCGGAGCCTGTCCTTCATCTCTTCGAGGTTCACGAGTCCTCCTACACCGGAACGAGTTCGACGACCACGTAGTTCAGGCCCGGGAACAGCGGAACCGTCGCCCACCCAGTTCCACCAGTCCCTATGCAGCCGGCTCTCGGAGTCGCCTCCACGTAGATCTGGTACGAGCCCTCCGGAACTCCGCTCTCGAGCAGAAGCTCTCCGTTCGAGTCCGTAACGAATGAGAACGGGATGGTCGTTCCGGGCCCGACTTCTCCGCACTCGCGAGTCGACCACGTCCCGACGAGGTCCGTGACCCCGGCCCCCATCCCGTTGCAGATCACGATGAACTGCACCCAGTAGCAGCTCGGGCTTCCGCCATAGTCGGAGAGCCCAAACCCCTTGAAGCAGACAGTCCCTTCCTCGCGCCACTCGATCTCGGATCCGCCTCCGGTGATCGTGAGTGTGGCCCGATACGAGACGTTGTCGTTGTCGGGGTACTGGTGGGACCACTCGACAACCCCGAGATCGACCTCCTGAATGACGAACGAGAACGGAGGCGACCCGTCTCCGAAGTCGAAGGTCAGGGTCATTCCGATCATCTCTTCGTAGACTTGCGTGACGATCCCGGTCCACACACTCTCGGAGCCACGGTAGTACGTCCAGCACGTTCCCTGAGTCACGACTGGGGTGACTGCACAGTCGTTCCTGAACTGCCACCCCGGCTGCCGAGTCCACGCGATACGGGGCTCTCCGCCGGCAAAGTCTGGAGTCCTGTCCTCGCGCCACATCACGTACCGCGGGAAGCAGTCGAGCGGAGGAGGAACCCCGAACCCGGGAAATGGAGCCGGGTCGAGCGCTGCATACTCGGCAGCGGTCATTCCGGGTGGATAGGGCTGCGGTGCGAATGGAACGTAGTTCGACCGGGCGAGCCCAGAGATCGCCCCGCCAGACACGCACGTCGTCCACGCACGCTCCGGC